AAACGCGAGCGCCCCCGCGATCGCCTCGAGCACCGCCGGATACGCGAAGACCGGCCCGCCCGAGCGCACGTCGTAGTAGCCGGGCGCGGCCGAGCCCGGGAAATTGAGCACGAGGTGCTTCGGGTCGGCCGCAGGCTTTGCAAACACGACCCCGACCCATTGGTAAGACAGTCCTTGGAAGAGCGCCTCGCGGATGCGCTTGATCCCGACGCCCTGCTCACCGCGCGATTTGAGGCCCGCGGCCGGATAATCCGCCCCGTAGACCTCGGGCTGACCGTTCTCTGGGATGAACACCGCGGTCATGCTGCGACGGCCGGGGTAATACCGGCCGTCCCTCGGATCGAGTCCCGCCAATCCGAACCACCCTGCGGGGTTTCCCGGGGCGATCAAGCGCCCGTAGCGCTCGTATGCGAATTCAATGGCTGTCTCTGATGACATCGACCCGTCTCCAGTCCTGATGGTATGGGTGATGGTATGGCTTGCCATACTCCAAGTCAAGTCAGCCTGGATAGGGCGGGCATCAGACTCTGGAATAGAAACGCTATCCGATAGCGTCCGATACCCTCTGACCGGTGCTGCAAGGTCGTGCAACGTTGTGCGAAGTGGTGACGAGCGGCGTCACGCGGAGGCGACGGGCGAAGAGCGGTGTACTGCGCCCCATCACTCACGTGTGTACTCGAACTCGATCCGCGTCACGAGGTCCCCGGGACCGCAGGCATGGGTCCGGCAGAAGAACTCGATGAAGTCCTGCGGACGGGAGAGCACAGGATCGTCCCCGAAGCCCTCGAGCGCGCACTCCCGCCGTCCGTATGCCTCGTCGATCAGCAGGTCGACGAGCGCCTCCTGGCGCACGCTGACGATACGGAGCGGCGCGCGGATCACCTCCACCTTCTCGCCCCGCTTCAAGCCCTGGGACTTCACGACGGGGCGCACGAGGTCGCTCGGCTTCAAGAACGTCCACCCCATCCGGCGCGTCACCGTCTTCGTGCCAGCGCGCACCTGCGCGGTCGTGAGCGCAAAACTCATGTTACGCATCCGGGTTCTCCTGACAAACTCCGCTCGATTCGATCACCTCCACTGCGGCAGCCATCACACAAGCCGATTGATTCATGGCACCGGAAACTCCGCCCAAACTTTCCCATCGAGCTCCCGGCCGGCCCGTCGCGTGCCGCAGCGGAACATGACACCCATCTTCCCCGGTTCCGGCCGCTTCGTGGTCGGATGCGCAGCCTTGGTATCGCAGAGACAGTTCGCTGCCCATTCCCCCCACTGCTTGAAGTGAAACGGCACGCGCGCGTCGACGCACTGATCCCGGATGGCGCGGACCCACTCCGGATGCATCGGCCGCGCCTCCGGTCCGCTCTCCCCGCCGACGATCACCCAATTGATCGAGGGCTGGCTGAATATCTGTCCGGCGCAGGAGTGCTCGTCGGCATTCAAGGCACAGAACTCATCGTCGCAATCGTCCGCGTGCCCGAAGGACTCCGATTCCAGCCACTCGTGATCGAACTCAATCGGCCCGAGCAACGGCTCGCAGGACACGAAGTGCGCCGCCGCGGGCGCTGCGAGGAGCTTCGGAATGTCCCGGTCCGCCTCCTCCTGATTCACCACTGTCGCGCCGAGCCACACATTGGGCAATGGGCGCTCGAGCCAAGCTGGCGGCAGCATGCGCGGCGCATTCCCGATGCGCTTCGTGAGCAGCAGCCAGGTGAGCGCTGGCGTCGCCTCGATCAGCGCCCAGAGGTCCGCGCGCCAAGCATCGGGCACCGCGTTGTCGAAGACATCGCCGAGGCTTGCACAGAACACGCGCACGCCCCGACCCGACCGTACCGCGTTTGCGTTCCAAGCGAGCGGCTTGCGCCAGTTCGCAGCCGAAGTCCGCACCGGAGGTCCATCCCATTCGACGAGGCCGAATCGCGCGGCCCATCGCTCGGCGTAGCAGTGCGAGCAGGCCGGCGACACCTTCGTGCACCCGATCCACGGATTGAAGGTCGCATCGCACCAGGAAATTGCGCTCTGTTCAGCCATGGCTTTCCCTCACAACTGCGGGGGCGCGCAGGCCGCCCCGAGTCCCAACCGTCTCTGACAGCCCTTGCAGGTGCTGAGCCGACGCCGGTGTCCCGGTGGGCCGACCACCCGGAACTGCGCGAGCGGCTTCGGATCGCCGCAGCACTTGCAAAGCCGTTCGCCTCTGTGCGGGACGGTACCGGCTACCGGACCGACCGAACCGTGGTCAATGGCGTTCGTCATAGTGGCATCCCCACTGTGGTGCGCCGCAGGTCGTGCAGCGCGAGATACTTCGGGTTGAGCTCGCAGCCGATGAAGTCGCGACCCAAACGCGTCGCGACCTCTGCGGTCGTGCCGGAACCCATGAACGGGTCGAGAACCGTGCCCCCCGCAGAGGCACCGGCGAGGACGCAGGGTTCGATGAGCGCCGCGGGAAAGCACGCGAAATGCGCGCCCGGAAACGGCGTCGTGGGCACCGTCCACACCGAGCGCCTATTGCGCCCCTTTCCGACCCGCCCCGCCGCGCTTCGGATCCCCCGATGCGGGGCCATGAGCCCGCCACTCGGTTCCCTGGCGCATAGCGTGTTACGCGGATGATCCTGACCGCTGTCGGGCTCACGGATCGCTTCCGCGTCGTAGTAATAGCGCTCGGATTTCGAGAGGAGAAACAGGTACTCGTGCGCCTTGGTGGGCCGATCCGTCACGCTCTCCGGCATGGGATTCGGCTTCGACCAGATGATGTCCGCGCGCAGATACCACCCGTCGGCCTGCAGCGCCAAGGCGACGCGCCAGGGAATGCCGAGAAGCTGTTTATTCGGGAGAGGCCGCGCGAGACACGGCGCACCGTAGCCGGCATCCTCGGTGATCGCGGCATGAAATCCGGTCCCACGTTTCGCGTCGCTCGGATTTTCGGTCCGCGTGCCTCGGCCGTAACTGTCCCCGAGATTGAGCCAAACGGTGCCGCCCTCGGCGAGCACGTCCCTCACGGCTCGAAATACCTCGACCATCCCATCGACATACTCCGCGGGACTCTTCTCGAGACCCATCTGGCCCGCGACGCCATAGTCGCGAAGCCCGAAGTACGGCGGCGAGGTGATGCAAGTCTGGACGCGCACGCCGTCCTCCGCCATCTCCCGCAGCAACGCGCGGCAATCCCCGACATGAGTGCGATTCAGCCACTCACGCATGGTGGCGATGCTCATGCTCATCGAGAGCCCCTCGCTGCGGCGGGTCACGAATCTCAAAGAACCCGCGTAGCGAAGGACTCACGCACATCGCGAGACGTGCGAGTCCAGCCGTAGCGCAGTTATCGATCTTGAAGTGTCGCGCGCGCGAGCGATACTTTTCGCTCACCTCCGTGCGCCAGCGCAATACGTGACAGAGCCCATCGGCCGACCACCGACTGGTCCCCCGGCGGCGCGACAGCCGCGCGAGACGCACGAACGCATCGAAGACGTGGCGGTTCTCCGCGATCCAGGGCCAAAAGTCACGCGGATAGCTGCCATCGTCGTACTTGCGCCGCCATTCGCGTACCGTATCCGATGCGCGGCAGTTGGCGCGCTTGGCGGTCCCACGCTTGCCCGCCCGTCGGCGGGAGTCCTTCTGAGCGTTTGCGCGGGTCATGAGCCGCCTCCGTCCCGGCGATAGCGCGCGCGACGGTCACGCGAGCGAAGCGTGGACTTCGACAACCCCACCTCATCGGCGGCGCGCCCCCGCGACCACCCGACTTGTCGCAACAACTCGAGATTCGATAGATGTCTATTGGCGCGGCAATGCTCCCGAATGGCGGCGGCAAGGTTCCCTTCACGATCAGCGCGATCCTCTATGGCCTCGATGAGCGCGTCCAGGCCGCAGCATTGCGCGGCCTGTAAGCACTCGGCGGGCGCGCGCTCGGGAATGGCTGATTCAACCTCGACTCGATATTCGAGATACCGCTTCGTCCTGCCCCACATGCGACCTGCCACGTACGACGTCGCGCTGCCGGCGGCGTTTGAATAGTTCGTCTCACCTCTCGTGAGTTCGAGGCAGAACACATACAGGTCCTGCCGGATGTCCTCGAGCGGGGCGTGGGAGCGCGCGGCCCACTGTTTACAACTCGGCTCGAGCGTCTCAAAGAGGCTTTGTGCCGCCGCGGCGCGCCAGTCGTTTTCGATCATGACGCACTCTCCGCCCGGCGCTTGCGTTCGCGCCGCTCGCGCGAACGAATGGTGGCCTTGGAGAGCCCGATCTCCCGAGCCGCGCGGCTTTGCGACCAAGTAGCGCGACGCATGATCTCAAGCGACGACAATTCGGCATGCGCCCGGTAATTCTTGCGCAGCGCGGCAGCATCCTCCCGGTCCTTCTCTCGGCGCCGCTCGATTACTTCCAACCGCTCATCGATGGCGAGACACTGCTCCGCATGGGTCGTGTCTGCCGCCGGGCGCTCGGGCAGCACCTTGTCGGGGCGCGCGCGGAATTCCCGGTAGCGCTCGGCCGCACCCCACATCCGCCCCGACACGTACACGCTCGCCGCGGCGAATGAGGACTCCGGAGGAGGTCCATCCGATGGCGACAGGGGCGCGCTCGGCGCGCGCGTTCGATACTCCGTCTCACCGAGCACGACCTCGAGACACAGGACGTAGAGATCCTGGCGGATATCCTCGATCGACACGCGCGCGCGGCTGGCCCACTTCTCGCAACTCGGCTCGAGCGCGTTAAAGAGGCTTTGTGCGGCGAGCACTTTCTCCGCCCGCGCATCTGAATTGCGCTTCACGGGAGCCGTCCGGCGGCCGCCTCTCTCGAAAGAAGCGGCCGCGCGGTTTGTCGCATGACGGTCGGCGGACCCGTCCACCGCGTCCCTGGGCCCATCGAACCGGTCAGCGGCCGGCGCGCCCGGGGCGGATGTGGGAGACTCCACTGCTGTGCCGAGCATCATGCCGCCGCCCCTGCCGAGGGCGCGCGTCCATCCGCGGACGCCGGAGCGCGCTCGGACCACTTGACGTAGGCCCCCTGAACGCCAAACCCCGGCGGTCCCATGTCTCCGCAGACGTAACACGTGACGCGCCAGGTATCGCTCGGTCGATCCACGCACACCGCGGCGTGCGCACCCTTCCCGCAATGCGGGCACGGCGGTCCCGCCATCCCGCGATGACCGGGATCCGGTCCTTCCGAAAGGCGCCTTCCCTCCTGGGGTTGCTGAGAAGTCTGGCTTGCCAGACCCGCTGAGCCAAAAGAAGGGTCCGATCCAGGCGCGGCACCGTCGCCGGCAGCACTGTCAAAGTCAGAGGACTCCTCGGTCTTGGAGGTCTCAAAGGCTTGTGACCCGATTCCCTTACCACACTGCCCCGTGATCGCCGCCTCGGCGCATTCGGTCCCAAGCTCCGTCATCTCCCCATCCGACGATGAGTTCTTCCCTGTCGCGCCTTCGACATCCTCCACGGGCGTATCGCCCCCATGCGTTGCGGACCCTGCCTTCGTCGGACCGCCGCCGGGGCCAAAGAGCGCGGTCTGCTTCTTGGCATTCTGCCGCTCGATGAAGGCCAACGCCTTGCGGCAGCGGCCGACGGAGATCGGATCGATGGAATCGAGCAGGATCTTCTTCGCCTCGGGGGGCAACGCGCAGTACGACTGCCATGCCTCGACGCTCGAGAGTCGATCGGCATGGATGAGCGCGAGTGCATCGGGCGTGCGCGCGATATCGAGCGCGCCTTTGACCCACTCCTCGCTCCGCGCGAGCACATGGGCGATCACCTCCGGCTCCATACCGCCTTCCACCAGTTCGCGTACCGCCTCGGCGTACTCGTCGAGCTTCAACTCCTCGCGATGCATGTTCTCCGAGGTCTGCAGCACGCGAAGTTCAGTCACGCTATGCGTGAGGTAGATACGGCACGGCAGCGTCTCAAGCCCGATGAACTTCGCCGCGCGCCATCGACGCTCGCCGTCGATGATCATCCAGCGCTTCGTCCCGGGGGCAATCTCGTGCACCCCGATTGGGTGCAGTAGTCCGATGACCGCGATGCTGCGACAGAGCTCACTGAAGCGGTCGGGGTCGATGAACGTGCGGATCTGATCGGGGTCCGGCACGATATCGTTGACGGGGAGTTCTCGAAACTCCCTGGGTTTCAACGGCCCATCCCCGAACGGTAGTTCGGGGGCAATGTTTCGCTCGCTCATGATGATTTCCTCACCGTCTCCTGTTCGAATGGTTCTTGGTCGCGAAGGATTTCCTCGACCATCTGGATGCGTGCACCGACCCACGACATGACGTTGATCGCCATGCTGTTGCCGAGCGCCTTGTAGCGGGGACCATCCGCGGCAGACTTGCCGCGGTATGGAATGAGCGTGTAGTCATCGGGAAATCCCTGAAGCCGCTCGCACTCCCTTGGCGTCAGTCGGCGCACGCCCGCGACATAGCTCACAGTCATGGGGTCGCCGTCACGGCGCATCACGGGCTGAGGCGGTTCTTCTGGGTTGCTCGGATCGCTGCCGAGACCGACCGAGCGCGCCACATAGCTACGCGAGCTTCCGCCGGAGGCGGCTCGCACCGAGGCAACGTCGGACGTTTCGGGCTGTGATCCTCCCTCGCGGCCGCGCAGATTGAACGCAACGGCCAACTGCCCGCCGGCATTCGGGTGCGACCCCGAGTGGCCCATGGCGCGCAGCGTCGGAGCACACCCGTCGAGCGCGTCCGCACCGTGATCCTTACAAGAGAACGCAATCATCGGCACGCCTTGCCCCGGCTTGCCGCCACCGGCGTTGAGAGCACCGGCGCGCTGGCCGTCGCCGCTTTCGAGTCTCAGTTCAGAGCGACTGTTTTCCGCGAAGGCAATGGCCTGTGGCCGTGCTCGCCCTTCCAGCGTATAGGCCACGCCGTCGGTGGAGACGCCGATGCCATCGGGACTTGCGGCAGGGTTTGCCTCCGTTGCGCGCTCTTGAATCGCAGCAACGAGCGGCACGCCGCGACCGGTGCCGTCCTCGCTGGCATCGGCCCCTTCGGCCTTCAGACAATGCGCGACGAAGGTCTCCGTCTCGAAATCCATGCGCCCGCTGGCCGTCCCGCACGCGTTAAGCGCGGTGGCGACATCGATCGGACCACTCGTGTTATTGCCACCGAAGGCACGCGCAATGAGCGTGTTCCGGTCTTCGCGATAAACCCCGCCGTTTGAGGCACAGAGCGCGTGCGCCGGCTCTACGAGTCCGCCGTCGAGGTCGAAGTCGGTGCCGAAGCCACCGCTGCCTTGAGGGCGCGCGTTAAGTGTGCCGGTAATTGTTTGCCGCGCGTCTCTGCGCGGCGGAGGATCCCCGCGCAGGCACGCGGGCTCAAAAAGTACCGCCGCGGCGGGTCGGATGTCTCCAAGATATCCGACAAGGATGACACGGCGTCGGCGCTGCGGGACGGCACGAGCGTGTGATTCCACTCGCACGTACTGAGCGTCCAGCACTCGGTAGGCCCACCCATACCCGAGTTGAGAAAGCGCCCCGAGGAAGGCACCAAAGTCCCGCCCTCCGTTCGATGACAGGACACCGGGTACGTTCTCCCAGACGATCCAGCGCGGAGCAAAGCACCGAAGAACCTCGAGGTAGACCATCGTGAGCCGACCACGCGAGCCGCGAAGTCCCGCCCGTCGTCCTGCGATAGAAAAGTCCTGACAGGGCGATCCGCCCACGAGAAGGTCGATTGTTGCATTCGGCCATTCCTCAAACCGATTGATGTCCCCGAGGTTCGCCACCCCGGGGTAGTGATGCGCGAGGAGCGCGGAGCAGAAGGGGTCGATTTCCGAGAACGACGCCGGCTTCCACCCGAGACGATGCCACGCAACCGTGGCGGCCTCGATGCCGGAGAAGACGCTGCCGTACACGAGTTCGGTCACCGCCTGACCTCCTTGGCGACCCGGACATCGTTTGTGATGCGCGCCACCCGTCCCCGCGCGATCTCGTAATATGACGGCTCTTTCTCGCACCCCATGAAGCGAAACCCCTCGCGCAGCGCCGCGACACCGGTACTGCCGCTGCCCATGAACGGGTCGAGAACAACGCCCTCATCAGGGGTCACGAGGCGACAGAGGTAGCCAAGGAGTGCCGTCGGCTTCACGGTCGGATGCGCGTTGCCGGTACCCCGGTCCGCGCGACTCGCCTTCGCGCAGTAAAAGAACCGCGCGGCAGTGCTGCGCCCCGCATCCCCGGAATCGGCTCGAGGCTCCGGCTGACGAGTGACGTGCCTCAGCACGCCGTACACCGAGTTGCGCTGCGGCTCCCCGTCGTTTCTTGCCGGCGCGAGCTGGCCTGGCGCCTCCGGAAAGTGTCCGAGGACCTCCTCGCTCCCGTCGTGGACGACGTTCGCGGGCCACCGTCCCAGGCGCTGCGGCGAGACCCGCGATCCGCCCTTGAGTCCGCCGCCGAATCCGCGCTTCGCTCCACTCTCAAAGTGCGCGATCCGCACCACTGCCCCTTCCGGTGCCGGGACGCGGCACGCATCGATGTGGAGCGCACCGGTTCCGTAGCGCGCGACGTTCGCCTCGAGCGTCCGCTCCGCGAGTGGCTTCCTCGCGAGCACGATGGGCTCACAGGCCGGTTTCAACGCCGAGCCCCAGCCTTGCCATTCCTCGGCGAGATTCTTCGACTTGGGAAATCCGGAGCCGTACAGCCAGAGGATCGAGTCTCGTATCTCGAATCCCGCATCCTCGATGGCGCACACCATCCGGTGCGCGGTGCGCGCACCGCCGAAGGCGAGGAGATGTGCCCCCGGCTTCAAGACCCTCAGACACTCTCGCCAGAGCGTGGGGTCATACGCGATACCGGTCGCGTCCCACGCGAGGCCCATGAACCCGCGCATCACCGCGCCGCGGGTCGCGGCACTGCGTCCGCCGGGACGGGCCGCAGTGAGTTCGTAGGGTGGGTCGGTGACGATGGCGTCGATCGACTCGGTGGTGATCGCGCCGAGCACCTCACGGCAATCGGCGAGGTAGAGGGTCGCCCGGCCGACTCGGCACGGCTGCGGGCCTGCGCCAGCGTCACCTTGCAGCCCGTCCCTCTCCGTTTGTGCCCCGGCGCAGCCGGTCATGAGGGACGCTCCTGCTCGGTCTGGTAGAGACAGAAGAGCGGCATGTCGAGCCGGGCGATCTCGATCAGAAATCCGACGACCGCTACCTTCCCCATATCGGCGCGCGTTCTCTCCGCCCACACGACGGACGCCACGCCGCTCGGCGCATCGACTTCGATATTGATCGCGCTCAGCAGATTGGAGCGACTGAGTTGCCGCTCGATCCACTGCAAGCGCCTCGGTTCGACTTCCGTCACGGTCTGAAACATCCACGGACTCCGTGAGCTTGGTGTTTGGGGACAGGGAGAGGCGCCGGTCGCGGCGGCCGTGCCCGTCAGATCACACGAACTCGCATCGACCTGCGCCCCGCGTGCGGCGCCATCCCTTGCGGTCCTCTCCGCACGCGGTCCCCCTGTGAGTGGCGTCGGCGGGTTCCGCCAGCCGGCTTCAAACTCAAACGCGTTCACGTGATATGGCATGCCATACCTGGTGAGCAAAAATAACCGCCGCCTAACCACGACCGGCCTCCTTCCCCCCAGGTGTGCCGCGCCTACCGTCACCGGTGAGTGCGGGATTGAGTTCCACGACCCATGATCGTCCCTCGCGGACGATCCGGATCCGGGCGGCGTCTTCCAGAATGGCCAGCGCCTGTGTGAACCGTTCGCGCTCGCGGACGGGACCCAAGCGCTGTACATCGCGCTTCGTGAAACGAGTCTTGGCGGTATCGGGAGCGCGTTTGACCAACCACCCGTCGATCAGGACCGCGTCGCCGATTTCAACGGGCAGCGCCAGTTGCCCAAAGAACCGCCGCGCCTCCTGCAGGTGCCAGTTCATGATCGAGGCAGCGGCGCAGATATGACGCTCAGCCACGATCGTCGCGGCCGGGTCCTCGAACACGGCCAGCACCGCCGCGACCCGCGCGAGGTTGTCTGCCGCCTTCGCCGCTACGTCCTTCAGGTCCGCCATCTCCCGGGTCGGCCGCATGGAGTGCTCGACGTTATCGTGCCACGTGATCCATGCTTGTTTCGCAGCCGGTTCCAACGGCAGCGCGCGCGGCACCAGACGGCCATGCTCATCCAGTGTCCCCTGCCGCTCGAGCATCGCGCGCAATTGCGCGTGATACGCCGAGAGCGCGGGGAACCCCGGCGGCGGCTCACAGAAGTCACGGTATCCCTGGGTGCTCTCCGGCCATGCGATGAGAAAACGCGCGAGAAACCCGGATGAGCGTGCGAGGCCGCGGGTGCTCTGCACAAAGTCGAGCAGCAGTCCCGACTGCACCTGGATACCGACGGTAAGGCGCGCGCCCGCGACCCGGAAGCTCTCCTTGGTCCGCCGGTCGATCGTCACACTCGCGCCATCCCATAGAACATTGATTAACGCGAGATTGCGGACAAGCGTCTCCTTGCTCATGCCGTGACCGCCCAGGATCATTCCGCCCTCGGCCGCCATGATGGCCGCGGAGGGCCACTTCTTCGCCAAGCCCCACGCGATCGCCTCCGGCGTCGTGTCCTCATAGAACATCTGCGGGACGCGCGGCGCCTCGGGTTTTGCGCGCTGAGCTTCCGCGAGTTCCGCGACGCTATCGGCACTCGCCGCTTTTCCCTTCTCCTTGCGCAACCCGGCGGTGAGCGCTTCCATCCTAGCGTTCCACGCAGCCATCTCGGCCTCGAAGTCCTTCGCCTGCTCAGTGTGCTCGTCGATGCGAGCCTGTTCATAGTCGCGCAAGGGCTTCGCGAAGCAGTTGTCGCAGGCGCTCTTGCGTTCGCCCGATTCGGCAACCGTGATCGAAAAGAGACTGCACGGCCCACGCAACCCTTCAGCGCGCTCCACGTCCGCGATACCCTGTGCGGCGAGACTCATCGCGGTCACCGCGCTGGTCGCCACCATGGACAGAGGCGCTTTCAAAAAGCCTTGTACCTCCTGCACCGCCTCGCGCACGACATCGGGCAGGGCTTCGATCGGGTACGGCACCGCGGCGAGCGCCGGGATGATCTGCTCGGGCGTCGGCCAGGCGTCGCCGCCCGCCTCACCGCGTTTCTCGCGGAAGCGCCGCAAGATCTCCTCCGCCGCGGCACCGCGCGGTTCATAGTCGGTACCCTCAGTGGACACGGGATCGTCCCCATGACCTCACTCGCTCGGCTGCGCGCGCGCAGCGGCCCGCCACGTCAAGCGCGGCCGTGAGACGCCCCCCTGCTTGGGCCAAGCGATCCACTTGTGCTGCGTCAACGCGCCCTGTTTCCAGACAATCAGACAGGATCAGCGTCGCGACCAATATCTCATGCTCGACCGCATACAGTGCCTGCTCGGCAGCGACACGCAGTGCTCTACTCTCGAACCCTCCCTCCCTCGCGGTCGACTTGATGGGCGTCGGAAAGAGATCGGACATCGTGAGGCCAATCGCCTTGACAATAGCCTCCGAATCGCAACCCCCGAAGCAATGAATCAGCACCCGCCCATCAGCGGTCTCACCAATGGACAGTGAGGGACGCCGGTCCTCATGGGCGGGACACTTCGCCATCCACCGACCGGTACCGCAGCGGCGGACCCCCTCGAGGCGTTCGAGCAACTTATCAATCATACGTTCCGCCTCGTGCGCTCCTGCCGTAGCGAAAGTAGCCAGGCGGTTGCCTTTTGCGACGCGAGAGAGTTTGCGTGACGGTCAGGGTGACATAGCTGTAATAGCTGCCGGAGACGACGCTCATCCAGCGTCACCTCGCCCACTCGCTCTGTGCTCATCTGCGTTCGTCGGTACTGGGCCTCGGCATCCCGGAATCCGACTGCGTACCCTTCTCGACGAGCCTCCGCGCAGCGCTGATCGACATAGCAGCGCCAACAGATCCGCGACCACTCCTTCTTTGCTCCACCGCAGTTCGGGCACGTCGTACTGCTCACGCGGCGATCCTCCGCTGCGCTGAATCCCCATCGCCAACGATGAGCCACGGAGAGCGGCCGTGGACGGAGCTGAGCGATGCGCTCCCGGTAGCCCAGGGGCCGGCGTTGAAGCCGTTGGCGCAGCCAGGGCGTCCGGGGTCGGTGGCGAGTGCCCAGGGGACTCCCCGACCGTGCGGCGACCACCGGACGGCACGGACGCCGGTGCCAGCGGCCCCCGAGGCGCGAGCACCAACTGTCGCAAGTGTCGCAACACTGTCGCAGGGAGTTTTGCGACACTTCGCGGAGCACAACTTGTTGACTTCCTTGGAGCTTTTCTGCGAAAAGCCCAAGTGTCGCAAGTGTCGCAACCTTTCCGGGAGTGTCGCGGGTGACGCGGAATTCGCTAAGGCCAATTTTTTACATTGTTGTTTTACTACAACATCCCCGCCTTTGACTTTCGCCGTTTTCTCCGAAGACCTTGCGACACTTGCGACACTTCGTGAGTTTTCCTTGGATACTCCGTGACTTACGTCTCCGAAACGAGTGTCGCAAGGGCTTGCGACACTCTGCGACACTTGCGACACTTCGGAAACGTAACTCATTGACGTGCTTGGCACCGCCCCAAAGTGCCGCAATTTTGGCTGCCGCAAGCGCTGCAACCTTTGCAGTAAACGTTGTTGTTTTACAACACAGTTCATGCGCCTTCGCTCCTCACATCCGGCGCGAACCCCGGGGCGGCGCCGACCTGTTGATCGGCGAGCGCGGAACCCCCGTGTGCACGATGCCACTCGGCGTCCCGCGCCCAGATGCGGCGCCGGATTTCCATCGGGCACCCATCGTCCGCCGGCAGATACGTCCAACCCGACGGCGGCAGTTCGCCGACGAAATCGCGAAAGATGTAGGCTGCACGCCAGCGACGTTTCCGCTCCGCGCAGCGCGAGCGTCCGACGTGCGCGCAAATCTGCCGCCAAAAGCGAATTGCGCTCGCGCCATGCACGTCAAAGGGCTCCGGCTGGAGATCACCGTCGATCACCTCGACGGTCTCACCGATCTCGCTGTAGCCGCAGGCCCTGCAGTGCGTGCGAAACCCCTCACTGCCACAATTCGGGCAGGGCTTCACCGCTGGCTCCCGGTAGCCGCACTGCGTGCATTGATCCTCGAACGGTGCCGAGCCGCACTTCGGACAGGCCGGCAACGCCTCTTCATCCGTTTCCCGGGCCTTCTTGTCCGCCTCCTGCGAGAAGAGCAGCGTCTCGAATCCGCGTTTGAAGACCACCTGGAAATCGGGCCAAAACCGCCAGGCGTTCCCCGAGCAATCGAGCAGAATGCAGTCACGCTTCCCAGGGGCCGAGCGCACCCCGCGCCCCCACATCTGGATCACCGAGGAGAGCGACCGTTTAAACGGTCGTGCATCGATGATGCACCCGATATCCGGCACGTCGAAGCCCTTGCCGAGCGCCTCGACTGAAGTGAGCACCCGGATCGCCGAGTCGGGCTTTCGAAACTCCGCGACGAGTTCTTTGCGCGCCTCCTCGGCCGTCGTCATGGTGTACGCGGCCGCGCGGACGCCAACTTCCTCGAACGCCTCGGCCAGGAGTTCCGCGTAGCCGATTGTCGGCCCGAAGGCGATCGTCTTGCGCCCCTCGGCCTTCGCGGCCCACTCGCGCACGACATCCACGATCTTGAGCACGCAGCGTTTCTCGCTGCCGGCGGCGCTCCATTCGCCGCCGATCTTTTTCACCCCGCGCATGTCCGGCCGGGGGCCGCGATAGATGCGAAGCGGCACCAGAATGCCTTGCTCGGTGAGGGACTCCATGGTGACGGCATTAATCAGACCGTCGAAGAACTCCTCCAGACCTTGCGTGCAGGGCGTTGCCGTGAGTCCAATGACGACGGCCTTCTTCCCAGCCAACAACTCGAGCGTGCGCGTGTACTGCGTGTGTGCCTCGTCGATGATGTAGAGATCGGCGTCCGGGAGTTCACCGCGCCGTCCCAGGGTTTGAGTGCTCGCGATCTGAAACGGTTTCTCCGGAGCGCGACGGGGATGGTTCGCTTGGATCACCCCGTGACCGAGACCGTACCCGTCAGCGACCTGAGAGGTTTGGTCGATGAGCGATATCCGATCGGCGATGAACACCACGCGCTTTCCCTTCTCGAGCGTCAGCTTCGCGAGCCACATGGCGGTGTAGGTCTTCCCGGCCCCCGTCGGGGCGCAGAGGATCAGCGCCCGAATCCGCCTGCGAATATGACCGCGCAGTGATTCGATCGCCTCGACCTGAAACGGCCGGGGCGGCGGGAACCCATCCGGCGCGGCGACGCTCATTCGGCAGCCCCGGCCGGGGACATCCCCATCTCGCCGACGGACGTGAGGAACGCCGCCATGTTCCAACGATCACCGGGGATGCGCAGTACACCCGTGAGAAGTTCGTCATCGCGGTAACGGATGCCGAGCATGACCGACACGTCGATCGCCGCGGGACCTACCGGACTCGCATTCTCCACATCCCACGCATACCGAAGGCTGCTATCGGCCCTCAGCCGCTGAACGACCTCGCCGCGGCGCCGATGCAACGCAATGGCCGCCGCATCCGCTGGAACGTACCCCTCACAGGCGAAGATCGGCTCCGGCCAGGTTTCCACGTGAAACTTGGTACACCACCCGTCGATCGACTTCGGCTCCGCCGACCGGCGGAGTTGGAACGAGCGGCACGCGGCGCATCGTGCCATCCCGGGCGGCGGGGCGGACGGTGACGCAGGTGTCGCCGCCGCCGGATCAGCGGCAGCACTGTTTGACGGGCGCGCGCCGCCGGAGGGTTCCTCGAAGGCCAGTGGAACCTGCGCCATCAGTGCAACGCCCCCCTTGTCCATGCTCCGAAGCCGATCCTCATGCCCCAGTGCCCGCAACCCACGACGGCGGGGTCACCCGAGCGTTTCATGTTCGGGCGCACGGGCAGTTACCGCGCCGGACGGCGCAGATCCGCGAAGGGGACAAGCGCACCGCGCTCTCGCGCGGCCACGCCAAGTCCCTCACCGTCCTCCGCGCGGGCCTCGCGCGGGACCATGGAAACGAGCACCGTGGCGGTATGAAACTCCGCTTGCGCCCTTTCCTCGACGATTTCCCGCACGGCCTGCTGCATCGTGCAGCCTTGCAGCCGTGCGCGCGCGGCGATGTAGGCGTAGCCCTTATCGCCGAACTTGATGCGTTTGATGTCATGTCCAAGTGGGAGGCTCATGTGACGGGTACCTTCGTGGAGGTCTACGGGCGGGGCGGCACGCGCTTCTTCGAAGCGCGACGCGTCGGCGCGCCGACGCACTCGGCAGACCGCCGTGATGAGCCCGAGGGTGCCGTGCGCCCCGGAATTACCGGCGCGGGGCGACCGAGGTACTCGTTTGGATCGAACTTCAGCTTCCCCGCCGTGATCGCCGAGAGCTGCCAGGCGCGCAACGCCGGGACCCGTTCACCCCAGGACGTGAGAGACGCCTTCGTGATACCGAGTGCGCGCGCGATCGCGCTTTTCGTGCCGAAGTGGCGGACGGCGTCTTCTGTTCTCATACGGCACAAAATAAAGCATGCCATACCTCATAGTCAAGCATGCCAGACCTTCACCGCGCGAGACTATACCCCATGGACAGCAAACGCCTAGGCGAGCGCATTCGTGAGATGCGCCTACAACGCGAGTGGTCTCAGACCGATCTTGGCACCCGGGTCGGCGTGACCAAGGCCACGGTCTCTCAGTGGGAGCACGGACAGATCAAAGACATCCGGCTCAAGACCGTTCTAAAGCTCGTCCAGGTCCTCGGGACGACGCTTCAATACCTCGTTAACGGGCCTCCGGGTTCTATTACCCCGCCTCCGCCCGGGCGGCCCGAACGCCTTCGGGTCGTCAAGGGAAACCGTTCTTCCTGAGGTTCGCTTCCCATTACCTTGCGCGGCGACTCGGCCGCGCGGAGCCCCACCGTCTTGCCGCCCGCCGCCCCTGGCCGGCGCCAATTTCACACGCCCTGTTCTAGGCCCGGGCAGATCAACGACCAGGACGTTCTCGATCACCGCGACGCGCACCCCGCGCACCTCTCGCCATTCAATCATCGCGAATCTCCGTTCGCCGTCATAGCACGGCTCGTTTTACAGAATTCGGCTGTGGGTCTGGCATGCTTGACCCATGGTAAAGCTTGCCGTACTCTTAGGGCATGACTGCCGCCCATGCGTTTGCTGATTCGAGGGTGTTGAGGCGCTATCTGCGGGGACTTGGCCCGCTGCCCGACCCGGAGATCCGCCGCGCGCATGACGTTCGTCATCTGGTGGTCTGCGCGGACTGCCGGTGTCTCGCCGACGACCGGCACTGCGTAACCCGGGCCGGGAAGCCCTATCACGGTCGGTGTTTCTTGCGCAGCTTCGGAATGCGCGCCCTGCAAGCGCTGCCGCCGAAAGCGCGAAGCGGACTTCAGCTTTCCGACATCGGGGTACTTGTGGCGCGCGTCCTCATCGAGGGCGACGCGGCAGCCCCGTTGCAATAGAACCGATATGCACGCCCCGTACAATTCCATTTCCCAGCGCTGCGCTTCGGTTTATCGGCCGCGCGGTCAGATCCTGCGGCACATATCAGTACGCGACTGCGCATTCACCATGCTAACGGTATCGGCCGCT